AACAAGATGCTCTTGGTGGTGAATTACCTCCACCTGCTGACCCTGCGGCAGCACCTGCTGACCCTGCGGCATTACCTACGGATGTTCCACCTGCAGACCCTGCAATGGACCCTATGGCTGACGCGGGAGCGGCACCAGCATTACCTGAAGGTGATACTACAGAGGAAATTGATATTACTGATTTAGTTGATATGACTAAGAGTATTAAAAAAGACATTGAAACTAATAAACAAGACCATGGTGCTGTTGTAAGTAAAATGGACGATGTGTTCAGTAAACTTAATGACCTTGAAGCTAAATTAAGTCAAATGGATGCTGTTATGGCTAAAATTGACCAATTAGGTACTCAAGTTCAACAAATGAAACCTGAAACTCCGGTTGAAAAATTAGAAATGAGGTCATTAGATTCATACCCATTCAACGAAAAACCACAAGAATTTTTCGCACATAAACAAGGGGAAATGAGAGCAAGTGGTAAGAATGAATATGTTCTTACTAAAGACGAAGTAAGTAATTACTCTCCTGACCAAGTTAAAACATCTTTTAATCCAACACCTGATGAATATCAATTCTAATATAAATTTTTTATTAGGGTTAAGTGCTCAGTTAAAGGTGATGCATTGGCAAACTAAAGGTTATTCAAGACATCAAGCTTTTGGGAGCACATACGACTCTTTGAGTGATTTAACGGATACTTTCGTTGAAGCGGCAATGGGAAAATATGGTCGTTTTAAGTTAGATGATGAGACAAATACAATAACATTAGTTAATTTATCAGAGTTAAAACCTGAGGAAATGGTTAATACTGTAAAAAATGCTCTTATCCAATACAGCGAACAATTTGAACCAACTGACACAGACATTTTAAACATTAGAGATGAAATGTTAGGTTTATTTAACAAATTATCATATCTATTAACTTTAGAATAAGACTTAAAAACATTTTTAAAAATAATTGAACCGGATTTCTTAATTCGGTTTTTTTTATTTATATTTTACTATAACAGTTTTATAAATAAAAATTTTTAATTATGTCAACATTTGATGCAGTACTAGCACAGTACGAGAAAAACAAAAATGCCACAAGTGGCAATTCTAACAAAATGTCTTCAGAAGACAGAATGAAGCGTTATTTCACTACCGTATTACCTAAGGGTTCTAAGGGAGAAGAAAGACGTATTCGTATTTTACCTACAAAAAATGGTGGTTCACCATTTGTTGAGGTTTACTTCCACGAAGTTCAAGTGGATGGAAAATGGGTTAAATTATATGACCCTAAACAAGAAGGAAAACGTTCACCATTGAACGAAGTTCAAGAAGCTTTAATGGCTACAGGTGTTGAAGCAGATAGAGAAACTGCTCGTCAATATCGTTCTCGTAAATTCTATATCGTAAAAGTTATAGATAGAGACCACGAAAATGATGGCGTTAAATTTTGGAGATTTAAACACAACGCAAAGGGTGATGGTATTTTAGACAAAGTATTCCCAATCTTCCGTAACAAAGGTGACATTACTGACCCTGAAAAAGGACGTGATATGATTTTATCATTAACCTTAACTAAGGCGGGTACAGGTAAAGAGTATACAGTAATCAATTCAGTTATTCCTGAAGATGCGGGTCCGTTACATGCAGATTCTAACGTAGCGAAGGCTTGGTTAGATGATGAATTAACATGGTCAGATGTTTATTCTAAGAAAGGTGAAGATTATTTGGAAATGGTTGCAAGAGGTGAAGTTCCACGTTGGGATTCTAACCAAAACAAATTCGTTTCAAGTAATAACACCACTGACGAAGAAACTATCGCAGCACCTAAAAAATCTACACCTGTGGTTGACCCACAAGAAGAGGAAGAGGTTGACGGAGACTTACCGTTCTAATTAACTTATGATGTTCCCGACAATGGTGTCGGGAACATTCTTTTAAAAACAAACACATGGCAGGTATAAAAAAGACTGATTTTTCAGCAATTAAAAAAAAGTTCTCAAAAGAGGCAGAATATAAACCAGACCGTTTCTTCGATTTGGGTGATGCTTTCTTAGATGCAACAGGAATTCCTGGCCCTGCAATGGGTCATATTAATATGTTATTAGGACATAGTGATACAGGTAAAACAACCGCTCTTGTAAAGTCGGCGGTAGATGCTCAAAAGAAAGGTATTGTTCCTGTATTTGTAATTACAGAACAAAAATGGAGTTGGGACCATGCAGAATTAATGGGATTCAATAAAGACGGAGATTATCTTTTCAATAGTGATTTTGAATACATTGAACAAATCACAGAGTATATTAATGAATTATTAGATGCTCAAGAGAAAGGAGATTTACCTCACGATTTATTAATTCTTTGGGATTCGGTAGGTTCGGTTCCATGTAAAATGACTTACGATGGTAAAGGTGGTAAACAACACAATGCGTCGGTATTAGCTGACAAAATTGGAATGGGTATCAACCAACGTATTTCAGGTTCAAGAAGAACAGATAAACCTTATACAAACACATTAATCATTGTTAACCAACCTTGGGTAGAATTACCTGACAATCCTTTTGGACAACCTAAGATTAAAGCAAAAGGTGGAGAAGCAATTTGGTTAAACTCAAGTATTGTATTCTTATTTGGTAATCAAAAAGGTGCGGGTACAACTAAAATCTCAATCACAAAAGATAAGAGAAAAGTTAAAATTGCAACAAGAACAAAAATCTCTATCATGAAAAACCACATCAATGGTTTAGGATATGAAGATGGACGTATCTTGGTTACATCACACGGATTTATGGGTGGAAGAGAAGAAGGTGAAGAAAAGAAATCTCTTGAAGAATACAAAAAAGAGTGTGGAGAATACATCAGTAAGATGTTAGGTGTTAGTGTTACAGACATCGCAGACGTAGAAGTTGTAACAGAGGAGTCAGACCTATAAATTTTTTAAATGTCCGTTTTACTTGTTGATGGAGATAATTTACTTACGATTGGTTTCTATGGTGTCAAGAATATGTTCTTTAAAGGGCAACATATTGGAGGAATATATCATTTTCTCAATACTCTTAGGAGAACGTTTGAGTTATATCATTTAGATAAGATTGTTGTATTTTGGGATGGATTTGAAGGTTCCCAAAACAGAAAAAAAATCTACGTTCATTATAAAGAAAATAGACGACAAAGAATTAGGACTGAAGAAGAATTGAGTTCATATAACTACCAAAGAGAGCGTGTTAAACAATATCTTGAAGAGTTATTTGTCAGACAAGGTGAGTATGAATTTTGTGAAACAGATGATAACATTGCTTATTACACACAAAACTCACCTAACGAAAAGAAAATCATTTATTCATCTGATGGAGATTTGACACAATTAGTATCAAACAATACGGAAATTTATAATCCGTCCCATCACAAATTATACAAACAAAATGATACGATAGTTTACGACCACGAAGAAATCTTAATTGAAAACGTTAAGTTAGTAAAAATGATGTGTGGTGATTCCTCAGACAACATTGCAGGAATTAAAGGGATGGGAGTTAAGAAATTTATCTCCTTATTTCCCGAAATTAGAACCGAAAAAATATCTATTCAACAAGTTAAAGAAAGGAGTGATTTCCTTTTTGAACAAGATAAACACAACAAATTAATTGCAAATTTATTAACGGGAGTTACAAAGTATGGTGTATTCGGTGAAGAGTTCTTCGACGTAAACAATCGTATCGTTAGTTTGGATGAACCTTTTTTGACTGACGAAGCAATAGAAAATATTACATTGTTAATTAATGAACCATTAGACCCTGAGGGCCGGTCGTATAAAAATACAATGAGAATGATGATGGAAGATGGATTGTTTAATGTGTTACCAAAATCAGACGACGCATGGACAAAATTTTTAAACCCATTTCTCCGTTTAACAAGAAAAGAAAAAAACAATAAAAAAACAATAAAAATCAAAAATTATGAGTAATCAACAACCCGACATTACAAAATTTGAATTCATTCTTACATTAGAAGGGAATATTATCTGCCAAAGATACTTCAACGTAAAAGACCACGTTGACCAAGCTAGACGTTCTATGGACTTACACTATTATTTAAAAAATATTTGTGAGGATATTAGTGAAGATTTGAAAATAAAAAGTTCCAATTATTTGTGTGAAAATCAAAATTATTTCTTATCTTCCGACTATGTGGAAGATTCACCAGAGAAGGACAGAGAACATTTTTTATTAGAAATTAAGTTGGAAGACGAGGTATTTATTCAAAGGATCTTCCCCGCATATTATTACCATCCAAAGGTAAGATATACGGTTGACATTCGCCCAAAACTCAAAAGGATTT